CTTCGGGTCATGCGTCTCGGACGTGATCGGCACATGCTGATTGAGCAGCGGCAGATTGTTGAAGGTCGGCGCGGCCTTCGCAAGTTCCTTGGGATCGCGATAAAGCTGGTAGATGCGCTCGGGATCTAGGCCAAGTTCTTCCCAGCCTGGAATCTCATCGCCGCGATACGGACAGACGTTCGCCTTGCTGATGTGGTTGGCGCCGACATGCAGATGGCCGTCTTCGGTCTTCTTGCGCGTCGTCGCCTTGTCGAGCGCGAACCCGTCAAAGGCACCACGATCAACTGCCTTGGCCGTCAGGGGCTTCGCGCCACGGAATGCGCGCCGCGCAGCGACATCGGGGTCAAGATCGTTCCAGGGCTTCGTCTTGAGATTGGCGCGAACTTGAAACGGCGCGTCTTCATCATCTTCCGCGTGCTCGGGCTCACGCTCTTCTTCACTGAGGAACTTCAGCAACCCGCGCGTCAGTTCGCCCCAATCCTCTTCGGTCATGTCCTGCGCAGGCTTGCCGCCGCGCAATTGCTCCTGATGCGTGGCGGCGAGACCCGGGTGCATGGGCTCCGGCATGCGGCTCGGCTTGGCCCAGGCATAGCCGTCGTGCTCGTCGCTGAGCTGCGGCTGGAATCGCGCCGTTACCGGCTGTGCGAAGGTCGTATAGCCCGCGCCGTCGTCTGCGGCGTAGCGGCGGTCGACCGCGCGCAATGGACCTTCGCAATCCAGGCCGGTCTCTTCCTTGACTTCGCGGCGCGCAGCAGTCTCGGCATCCTCGCCAGCATCGACCCAACCGCCCGGTAGACCCCAACGACCATCGTGCGCCGATCGCAGATAGAGCGACGCACCATCGGGCGCCACGAACATGACGCCAGCGCCTTGGCGCTTGATCTCGGCATCGTGTGCCTTGCCGACGAATTCCTCGGCGACCGACTTCGGAATCCCGAGTGTCGAATGGCCATGCGCAGCAGCTTCCATGGCGCGCCGTTGCGCTTCGCTGACCGGAGGATCAGTCGCGATCTCGACAGCACGATCCATGGCGAAGCCGAGCGCGCGGGCTCGACGTCGGGCGTGACGGTTCAGCGCTAACTCCTTACCAGAGTGGATAGATGCCCTTGGGCGGCTGGAGCGCTCCGGCGACAATCGACGCCACGGATGCGGCCCCAGCTTTCGAGAAATGGAAGTCGTCGTAGAACAGTGCCGGATCGACCGGCAGATGCGCGGCTAGGTCAATCACTCGTTCGCCAGTCCGATGCAGCGCGTCGTTGTAGCCGTCCAGCAAGCTTTGCAGCAGCGCAGGCGCAAAATATGGATGCCGCGCCCTTGCAAACCAGTGCTCGGATGGCCCGATGCCGCCCGCATAGAAGTGCGTTGGGCGCGCCGCTTCGCATGACCATAGCGCCGGTTGTGTCAAGAATATCGGTTGCGTCCCAGATTGACGAACCATCGCAGCCAAAGCGCGCACTTCTTCCTTGAAGCGATCCAGCCCGACAGACGGTGGGTGCCGCGCTTCCGTCACGAAGTCATCCGAGCGCGCGCGACGGTAGCGCTGCTTCAGGACAGTGATGACGGCGCCAAGATCCGTTTCGTCACTCGCGTCGCCAGGCAACGGCTCGCCATTCACGAACCCGAATGCCGTCGAGTTATCGACCTCATGCAGCCGACGCGCACTCATGTGCAGCCCGTAATCGGCGAGCATGTCGTTGAGCCCGGCCAAAACCAGCACTCGGTTGATCTTCGGCAGTGCCGGTAGAAGCTCTTCAAGCTGGCACGTCGCATGATGGACACGCATGCCAGAGCGGCCCGCGTTGCCTACCCATGTCTTGCGACCCAGCAAGCGCTCTAGTCGCCCGGCCCAGCAATCGGACCAATCGAGCGGCATGTCCTCTGCCGTGCTGCCGCCGATTACCAGCGTGCGGCTTTCGTCGCGGTCACCAGGTAGGCGACCACGGATCCCAAGCGCGTTGGTCTCGAAAGTCGCGTCGCGATGAATGCCCGGCATTTCCTCGGAAGCGACGCGGACCAACTTGCGTCGCCCCGGAGGGTGGATAAACCGGTTCACGTGACGACGTTGTGACCCATCAGCCGACCACTTCTCGTACGCGCGCCATGGCCGCGCCTTCATCGATCGTCGCCGGTAGGCCGGCGCACACATGCGGGGGACAGCGATAGAGCGTGCGATGCGCGAGCATCCATTGTGCGTGACGCTCGGGCATGCCGAGGGTGCGCGTGAACTCGCCCACGGTCTCTGGCGTCACCGGGAATGATCCGAACGTCGTGACGCCGCTCTCGTCATCCAGCGATACCAGCGTGAATTCGCTCGGCATCTCATCGATGAATCTCACGGGTTCGTTGCGACCTAATGCGACGCCCAAGATACCGAGATCGAAGCAGCGCCCAGGCTCGACCATCGCCAGCTCTAAACCATCGCAGTTGATGGCGAAAATCGCCGGCTGGCTTTGATAGCAGGCGAAACCGTCATCGGTCGTGAAGAAGCAGTGGTGCGGGTTCGCAGGCGCCTCACTCACGGGATCGGTCATGAAGTAGTCGAGCATCTTCGGATGCACGTTGCGCAGCGCGGCGCCCAATAAATCGGCGCCAGACCGCGGCTTTCTGAAGTCACCGAATTCGGCGAACATGCCTTCTCGAGTGGCCCGGATTGACGTGCCAACCACGATGCGGTCTGCGGTCAGCGCCTCTTTCGCGGCGCGCAGGTAGCCAGATGGAAAGACGTGATCGGCACAGAAGTTGAGCCAATCTGCGCCCAGACGGCAGGCCAGTGCGAAACCGTTGCGCACCGCAACCTCGTGCAGATCGCGTGGGTTCGGCAATGACCCGATATTCTCGATCGTGACCGAAGCGCCCATGGCAGACAGGCGCTCGACAATACGCGGCGAGATGCCGGGTCCATCGCTGGTCGCGTAATGCACGAGCACGTCGCCACTTTCGATATGGCTCTGCGCCATCAGGCAGGCCAGGGTCTCGCGTTCGGCGCGCTCGACCCATGGCGATCCCCATGCCGAGATCGTAATGACGGTGGGGCGCATCACGCCGCAAGCCTAATCACGAAAATCGCGTGTTCCACGCCGTGATCACGCCATCGTCAGTCTTGAAGGCGCCATAGGGCGCATCGGCAGCCCATGAACAGTGCGGCAACGCGACCACGATGCGCCACCCATTGGCGATCAGCAGGTTTGTCGCCATCGCATCAATCTCGGCACGGTGTGTGCCCAGATGCAGGCGCTTCACGACGCGATTCATCGTGTCGATGGCGGCCGGCAGCGCTTCGAGTTCGGCGCCCTGGATGTCCATGTCCAGGAAGTCGATCGGGCGCCCCGGGAGCTGCAGCACATCGGCGAGCGCCCACGTGATCATCGGCGCGGCGCCGTCGCCATATCCGTCCGCCTCTTCCTGGGTCCAAATGATGCCGTTCCCATAGTTCTTGGCGTCGTGCGCCAGATCGTAAAGCGCTGGCATGGTCTTCGCTGCCACGGCGGCTTGCTCGACATAGATCGCGTCGCCGTCTTTCACATGCCGCGCGCAATGTTCGCGCAGCAGCGGGATGCGCCGCGCATCGGCCTCCACGGCATAGATGATCGGTCGCGGCGGCTTGCGGTCTAGGACACGACCGCAGGCCAAGTAGGCGTTGATCGACCAGCGACCATAACCGGCGCCCAGTTCCATCATGACGAAGCGTTCGCCAGCCTCGGCGATCGACAGAAGCAGCGCCGCCCATTCGTAATAATCTTCGCTCAACCGGTCCGGCAATGTCGGATTATCGCCTTGTCGCGCCGATGCACCGCTCGACAGCAGGCCATCGCCTAGTTCGGTTTCCCACTCGCAATGGACGCTGGCGCCCATGATGTTGAAGCGGTAGCCGTTCTCGACCCGCGCAGGCTCGCGGCGGAATAGGTCGAAGATCGGGTGATTGCCGGTCACGCGGGCAGTCTCTCGCACACGGCTTCGACAATTTCTTCTTTCGTCACCATGCGCCGCAATTCCGTGCTCTCGCGATAGAGCCCTCGCCCACAGATCGCGGCGTGCGGTTCATTCGCGTACACCCCGGCGGCCGTAATGAAGTCTGGACCGCATGGCCCTGGAGGATGGTCCGGCCGATAGAAGACCTCATCCAAGCCAGCAGACGCGACCAGTCGGTTCCGCACATAATCTTGGCTCGCGCCAGATTCGGCGCCATAGCACTGAATGATGACGGCGCCGCTTGATCGCAACGATGCCCTGACGAGACCCATATAACCGCTCTGATGGTCTCCCAGCGCTTCCTTTGTCATTTCGCAGAGGTTGGCGCCGAAGAGGATCAGATCGAAATGATTATTCTCTGGCACGATGCGGTCGCTCAGCCACCACGGCCAGTGCGAGCAATGCGGGAAGCGATTGAGCTTGACTTCATCATCGCCCATTTCGCCATACCGCCAATCAGCCGCTTGTTCGTAGTGTCCAGCGCCAAACGCCACATCGTTGACTGCGCTCTGCAGCAGGTACAGTGACTCCGTGATCTCGATCTGATGATAGGAGCGGAGGCCCTTATGCCGCGCCAAGTAGAAGCTCAGGAAGCCAGCGCCAGGCCCGATCTCCAGCACATCGGCACAGGGACGCCAGTCTATCTTGCGGTACAGCGCCAGCATCGCCATCGCAGTATCGAGCGGCAGCGAGACCGCATGCGTCGAGAACAGCAGCGATGCCATGCATGCGTAGTCGACCAGCGCAGTCACGATCAGATCGCAGTCTTCCTCGGTCAAGCCGCCGAGTTCGAGCTGGAATCGATCGAAGCGGCCTTCCTGCAGGCGATTTACATGCGGCGCGATGTCGAGCAGCGATTCGACGCGAGCCGGGAAGTCCGTGATCTCGTAATTCGGCCACATATCGCGTGGACCACCGGCCGCGATTTCGGCGCGGCGATAAGCAGCAGAATCTATCATGACGTCGCAATCCCTCGTGGCTAAGGGGCTTAGAACTAACGCGCGCGCTCTTCGGCTTGCTGCTTCAGATCGCGTAGTGCGGCGCTCGGCTTGGTGACGCTGGCGGCGAGGCCGGGGATGATGCTGCGGCTGATGCACCTACAATTTATTTGGGTTCCAGGCCAGCACCACTCGCGCGCATCGGGATCGAACCAGCCCTTGGCGACATCGTAGCGCTTGCCATCGTTTTCGACGTGCGACTTGCGGGGATGCCGCCCCGCGTAGGAATGGATCCAGATCGCTTCGGTGACGCCGATCTCTTGCTGGCGCACGCGCGTGATAACCGCGCTGGCCTTGTTGTTTTGATCGCGCGCGATCGTCGCCGCGCGGCGCTTCGTGATCCCATATTGCTCGCGCAGCTTCGTGGTCAGGTAGCTGAGATCGCGACCGGCCTGCACGCTGCGCATGACGTGGCCCTGAACCTGCGTCAGATATTGCTCCGGCAAGTTCGTAATCAGGCCGATGTTCTCCTTGATCGTCGCCTGCAGCACGTCATTGACGGCGGCCGTCGTCTTGAACTTCACCGCGAAGCCGCTGCGCTTCAGAATGCCGCGCAATGCCATGTCAGCGCGATCGGTGGCATCCTTCGAGAAATACCCCGCGAGTTCGCCGCTCGCACCCTTGAACCGGCTGAGCCAACGCCGCTTGAGCGCATTGAAGGTCCGGTTCAGTTCAACGGCTGGGCTCGCATCGCTGGCGAGCGCCATGACCTCGGGCTCATTGGCTCGGTATGCGGCGCGCAGCCAGTAATCCACACTGCGATGCATCTCGTCGATCAAGCGCTCCAGCTTGCGGCGGTAGGCGATCTCAACGCCGGCATTGGGACGCACGGCGGGGAGATACTTAGATTTTAGCGACATTCAACGATATCTGTCTGCTTAAAGAGACGGATCAAGCCGCCTCCCGCCCATTCGCATTCGTCAGCGCCTCATCGCCTTCACCCGCGCTGCTTTCGTCGCGGATGGCGCCGCGCAATTCCTGTTCGCCGATACCGCCGGCCTCATCGCTTTCGGCCTGTGGCGGCTCGGGATCGGCCTCTGGCGCCAAGGCGATGCTCGAATAGGGCGCGTCGGGCTCGGCCGCCAGCGCCTCGCGCGCCTCGTGCGGCGTGATCTGGCCGCTTTCGATCAGCACGGCTGCCGTGTCGGCATTGACCTTGCGGAGATCGGCTTGCGTCTTCTCGTCGAGCTGCCACAGCGGCACCCAGGTGAAACCGATCGAGGGATCGACTTCGCCGAACTCGGCAAGCTGTAGAAGTTCGAGCACGCGCGACAGTTTCGGCGTCAGCAAGTGCTCTTGCTGCGAGAGAATCCAGTCGTAGAACGTCCGGATCTCCGGCTCACTGGAGTTGTTGAGCCCCTTCGGCGTGATGCCGAGCAGGACCACGATCGGGATGCCCGTGACTGCGGCCATCTGCTCCATGCTCTGCGCCTGGAGATCGGACAGCCCAGACAGCGGCACGGCGATGTTTTCCATCTCCTCGGCGGACTTGTCGACCACGAACACGCCGCGGTTGTCGCGGAAAGCCTTGAACTGCTCGACGACCGCGATCAGCGCTTCCATGCCGCCGTTCTGTAGCACACGCGCCATGTCGGTCTTGTAGACCATGGTCGAGAACGCGCTGACGAGATCGGACACGCTCTGCCGTGTGCGCAGCCAGTTGTCGATGTAGGGCTTGGCCATCTGGCTCAGCGACAGACCGCCGAACGCATAGGCAGGCTTCAGCAAATCCGGCACTTCGCGCGACACAAAGGTCATCAAGCGCGTGGCATGCACGGTGCGCGCCATGACATACCAGTTCTGCGGCTTGTAGAACGTCGGGTCCATCGGATCGCGCGCCGTGTAGTAGCCCGGATAGGACCACAGCGGCTCGACCGCGACGAAGCGCAGCTTGGCGCCCCTTTTGATCTTCTGATCGATCAGCGGCGTCTTCAGTTCGGCTTCGCCCTTGCGCCACGAATCGTCAATGTCGATGAACAACTGACCGCGCCCGAAGAAGCCGTCGTGCTCGACCATGCGCGCGAACAGCTTCTGGATGTCGTGGCGCTTCATCGCCGCTTCGAGCGCTTCGAGCTTGTCCGCCTTGTCGTTCTTGTCGTCATCGCCGACTGTCTGCAGCCTGATCCATTTGCGGGTCATCTGCTTGGCCAGGATCTCGGACGGGCGCCGATACTCAGGGCGCTGCGTCAACTCGCTGAGATACGGATATCCGAAGAAACCGATACCCTCAGCAAAACTCATGCCATTCGCCCAGCCCCAAGTGCCCTCGATCCCCGCATCCATGGCGATCTTCGAGACTTCGCGGCGCATGCCAGGCGGCGGCTCGGGCATGCGGAAGGCCGGCAGGTTGAGCGGCTTCTGATTGCCGGCGCCTGCGCCGATCGTAGCGATGTCCTCAGCCGTCACCCGGCGCGGCGGCGGGGCCTTTGGGACTAGGACCGGTTCGGCGTGCTGCTGCGATGTTTCACGTGAAACATTTGCCGCGCGTTTGGTGAAAGGCCAGCGCATCAGAGAAGGGGCCGAGTGGCCGACACCGTGGCTTGCCGGCGCTCACTCCAGCGCAAGGGCTGAAACTCCACAGGAAGTCGCATCTAGGCCCGCTGGGCGAGATACTCGATCGCGACCAAGCCAAGCTGTTGCTTGACCTGGGCAAGCTGCCGCAGCCACGTGATGCGCGACGGCAGCGAGCGCGTGGCATTGGCCATCTGCTCCAGCACGGTCTCGCGGCAGCACAGCTCGAACAGGCGCCGGGCGCGCAACAGCTTCAGATCGGCCGGAGACGGGCCAGCGTGGCTCATGGCGTAATCTGGTTCGGGATCTCAGCGGGCGGCGGCGCATCGACTGCAGGGACCCCGGGGGCCGGTTCCGGAGCGGGCTCAGGCGCAGCGGCATCGGTGGGGGGTTCCGTTGCCGCCGCACCGTCGCCACCCTCAGCCGGCGGCTCTGCCGGCGCGGGAACTGGGGTGGGGGCGAGTTCTGATGCCGGAGCATCGGATGCGGGCTCGGCTGACGCTTTGTCGCCCTTCGGTCCCCAACCATTGCCCGGCGACGGATGCTCAGTCTCGTCATTCGCGGGCGGTGCCGGCGGCGGCTCAGGAACCATCAGGAACAGTTCTCCCGTCGTGTCGTCGATCTGCGCGTCGGGCCGCATGCAATCTGGCGAGCGCGGCTTGACGGCGGCCCAGAAGCCATCAAACTTCAGCGCGTTCTCGGCGATGAGCTGCGTTTGCGTGCGCGCGAAACTCTCCATGAGCTTCTGCAGGCTCGACCGTTCGACCAGGATCTGCTTGAAGGCCGACAGCTCTTCGGGCGTTAGCTGCCCGATCGTCTTGCGGATTAGGCCCATGGTCGTGGCTCCTTCATGGGGTTGAGGATGTCTTGTCCCGGTATGCCGCGATGAGGCTATCGACCGATAGGCCATGCCGGTATAGCGCCGTCATATTCGTTAGGATCGTCCTGAATTCAGCACCGCTTTCGTCGGCCCACTGCTCTTCGGTGAAGTCGTCCGGCACCAGCAAAACAACCTCGGTCGTCTCGACGCTGCCCTTGGCATAGCGCGCCTTCATTGTGACCACGTCGAAGCACGCGAGCCTGTTGGCATTGAGCGCCGCGGTTGCCTGTTCGAGACCACCGGAGAAGCGCATGTAGTGCAACTTCATAGCCCAGGGCTCTCACCATAAAATTCACGATAGGATTCTTCGGCAATGGCCCTACCGAGGCGCCGACCATTATCGATGGCGCGGAAATGAAATCTGATAAGGTCGACCACTCCCGCTCTTTTGAGCGCCGCCCTCAACCACAATTGAGTTTGGCCCCATGGGGGCCCCTCGGCTTGCTCCCATCCCCACCAATTGGGAGGCAGCACAGCGCGGACTACTTGATCGACCATTCGGCAGCGTTCGGTCCCAAGATACTCTCTGGCCATCAGACTTCGCCTTCGCCTGCGATGTCATCCATGTCGTAGATGCAGCCGCCGAAGATAACTAAACTGCCGCTGACCGTGCGGATTATCTGATCAGGCGCAGCGCGGCTAACATTCGGATGCTTCTCGCGCAACGCCTCAAGCAGCTTGTCCTCGTCGCCCATGCCGCGCTTCACGTCGTGCGGTCCGCTGCTCATGGCTGAGCCCCGAGCATGTAGCCGACGACCTTCGGCCGTGATCGTGGATTCATCGCGGTGATCGCCTGGATGTCCATGCCTTCGCGGCGCAGGTTGTTGATCGCGCTGTGCACGCATTTATCGGCGTTCAGCGAGCCGTCGAAGATTTGCTGGGCATCGGCCATATCAATGCGCTTCTGCGTGCGCAAGATACTCTCGATCGTGCGCTTACGGTTCATCGAGCGATCCAGCCGCGGCGTTGTCGATGCGCCTGGCGCTGCAAGTGCATATGCCTTGCGGGCGGCGGATATCTTGAACTCCATCAGCCGCAGCTTGTGCACCATCACGGACAACACATTGCGTGCGTTGAGTGGGCCGCCGTCTTCGTCATCGCCCCAGAGGCCGGTGATGATGTCTTCGCATGGCACGAACGCGCCATGGTTAGCATGCAGGATGTCGACGAGGCGTTGCTGCATTTTGCCGAGCGGATGGAGTGCGGCGAGCAATGCTTGAGGAGTCGTGGTGTGGATACTGATCAATGCGGTTCCCCGTGGCTGAGGGATTAAGCTTAGGCGTCCAATCGTCGGCCCGAGGCGCGGCGCGCAATCACTTCGGCCTGCGCCGTTTCGTGAGGATGCAGCGGCACGCTAGCCTCGAACCAGAGATTGCCGAACACGGTGCGAAGCTGCAGACGCGCTTCGAGATGCGTCGCCGTCAGCCATGTCGCGCAGCGTGGCGATGATGTCCACCAAGCGTGACGCGCAGCCGCAGGCGCCATCATCCGCGCACCCAGATCCACAGCAACGCGACCGGCATCGTGATCGCGAGCGCCCAGCTAAACGCGATGACGCCCTTGAACGAAAAATGACTCGACCACGCGGCAGCAGCGATTTTCGCCTTGCGATCGTCCATGCCCCAGTCCGGTAGGTCGCGCCACGAATGCCGAGCATACGCATCCAGACCGCGTTCGCGTCGCGTGAGTCGCGCCTGCTGCTCGATCTGGTATGGCGTCAAAGGCTTGCGCGTGAAGCCGAACATCAAATCTTCCTTAGGTCTGCAGCATTGGGAATATACAGTGGCGCATTCATTCCCACCATCGCGAAAGCCCGACTCAACGCATCAACCTGATCGTCCTTCAGGCCGCTAGGAAATGCAGCGAGTTCGTCACGGAAGGTGTAATTCCACGCACCACGCACCATCGCGACGTTGCCGACATTGACTTGACTTGCTACGGGGCCGGCGCGCGTGGCTTTATCGCCTGTTTCGGGACTGCTCTCGACCCGATAACCAGAGAGTTTGCGCGTGAGGTATAGCACTTGCGCTTTTCCGGCTTGCCCAGGATCTTGCGGCAACCCAATGGTGACGGCCGGACCGTCCATTTTCGCCGTGTTGACGATCAGCGCCTCGGTTTCGTCTGGGCCTCCGCGCGAGCGAGCCACGTCGGTCACGATGTAGCGGCCCTCGCGGGTCCGCGTCAGCTTCACGCCAACAGTCCAATCGGGATCGCGCGTGCCCGTCTGAGCCGTTGCCGCAAGATCCCATGCGCGCGCGCTGGTGTGAAAGAACTGCGGCGCGGCATCGATTATGTCGATCATGCCGACCTTGAACAGCGAGCCCTCTAATGGCCGCGGCTCTTGCTGGTAAAGCGCCGCCCAATCGCGCATGGCGCCTGTGGTCTGATACTCGGCGTGTGCCTTCCGAAGATCGTTGGCGTAGCCGTAGTTATCATCCGGCCACAGCCAATCACCAGGCGCGCGGCCGAGTGGATCGTTCTCGCCTGCGATGGCAGGCAACTTCACGACTTTCCACAGACCCGGCTGACGATCGAGTAATCGACCGCCAAGATCATCCTGATGCCAGCGAGTCATAATTACGATTATCGCAGCGTCCGGTTTCAACCGCGTGCGTAGGTCACCCGTAAACCAGGCCCATTGCGATTCTCGTACCGTCTCGGATTCTGCATCGGCGCGCGAGCGCGTCGGGTCGTCGATGATGGCGAGGTCCGCGCGGGTGCCGGGGAGTGAGCCGCTGACGCCTGTCGCGCGGTAGTGACCATCGTTGCTGGTCGTCCACTCTTCCGCATTCTCGCGGGTGAGGTGGTAGCCGAGTTCATCGCCGTGGTCGCGGATCAGTCCCATCACGCGCCGGCTGAATACCTGCGCCAAGGTCGACGTGTTGCTGGCGCCGATGATGTCGAGGCCGCGGCGCTGCGCAAGCGCCCAAGGCGGCATCAGGACACTGCCATAGGTCGATTTCGCACTGCCCGGGGGCAGATTGATCATGAGTCGCGATGTGCGGCCCTCGACCACATCCTGCAATTCCCGGATGAGCAACCGATGGTGCGCGGCCGGCAAATGCCCGACCGGGCGCAGCGCATGGCCGCACCAAACTCGGAGGTCGGTTTTGAGCCGGCGCTTGATCTCGGCATCTAGCTGCCGCTCCAACGCCAGCCAATGTTCGCGAGAACCGGGCTCCGGGAGCGCTACGGCGCGCGCTTCACTCCGGCGCGCCAATCATCCCCCGAAGCTCCAGACCCAGCACAGCGGCCTTCCCCTCGGCTTCTAGCCGTATTTGCTCGGGGGTGCGGTGGTCGGGCGATTGCTCGGCTTGCAGTTCGCGGGCCTTGCCAGCGCTCACCAGCGCCAGCGGCACTTCAGCGGCCTTATTCGCGAGTGCCGTAAACCCCGCTGCGGCCTGGATCGCCTTGGCGCTGGTCTCGTCGCCAGGGTTCTTCTCGTCGATCTGATCCGTCTGCCCGTGCGCGAAGGCAGCCATGCGATGGAACGTCTTCGCGCTATAGTCGGCCCCAGCTAACATATTGTTAGATATGGACTTTAAGCGCTCTACGTAATCCAACGCAACGATCTGGGCGGTAACCGGCAAACACCGCAGCGAGGTTTCGCCCGCAGCCAATTGCTCTGCCGTGCTTTTTATCGATTTCACGCGGGCGGACAGTTTGTCCCGGATGACGCTTGGCTGGATCTCGAATTCTCGCGCAAGTGCCCGAACTGCCTCGCCATTTAGCATTCGGCGTTCGATTTCGGCCCATTGGTCCAGTGAAAGCTTCGAGGGGCGTCCCATGGGCTAGATATGGCTCCGCACTCCGGAATCACCTGATGGTGCCCGCGCCACGCAATCGGCAGGGATCATATGGCGTCCGAAAGACATTTGCAATACCACAAATAGCTCTCCCGAAGTCCGATATTTCGAGAGGTAAATTCCGGCCTGACCCTCGAATAATCCAGCGATCACGGGCACTAAATCGCCCGGCGCGTACTTGGTCGCGAGTTCGAGTGCTTGTTCGCGGGTAAGCTTGCCGTTGCGCGTGGCGTCGCGCATGTCGTCGATGAAGTCCTCGCGGATCGGGTCTGGACGCTCGGCGCAATGCGGCAATAGCCTGACCACGGCCTCTTGGCGGTTTATGCGCTGCCATGGATCGGTTTGGAGATCGATTAGGATCAGCACGTAGCACGGAAACATCGGAATTTCGCGGACTGCTGTGCCGCGACGCCGGGCGCCCGATCGGGTCCACGGCGGTAGGACCAAAGTCGTACGGGGTACGAAGGTTTCGAAGCCCAGGCCCTCGATCTGCTCCTGCGCAAAGCGTTCGAGATTTGGATGCGTGCGCGCTACGTACCAGTGTTTGGGCATGCCAGCAATCGAGCCGCTAGGGATGGCATGGCCATAACACGAGCTGCGCGGGTTGTGCAA